AGCGACTGGAGCAAATTGCAGGACAGATCAATGAGCTTGGATTGTCGGCTGTCTTAGGTCAAAAGCTAAGCGCTGAAACTGCAGAGGCTAAGCGTATTGATCGCAGTCAGGGTGATTCAACCATGATGGTGATCGCTCAAAATGTGCAGGATATGATTGACAATTGCTTGAAGTTCCATGCAGATTATCTGCAAGAATCTCAGGCTGGCAGCAGTTATGTCAATCGTGATTTTCTTGGTACTCGGCTTGAGCCGCAGGAGATCCAATCATTGTTGCAGCTTTACACCGCAGGCACCATCACTCAGGAGACATTGTTAAATCAGCTTGCCGAAGGCGAAGTGTTGGGCGATGATTTTGAAGTTGAGGCCGAACTTGAGGCAACTCAAAACGGCGGCCTAATCGAAATGCAACGGCCCGAGCCTGAAGCATCTCCTTCTATGCCTGAGGCTTCAGCTGAACCTGAACAAGAGGATGAAATCCCGGCATGATGAAATGGTTGCGGAGACTGCTCAGGATGGAACAGGAATTTGAGCGTCAGCGCATGTTGTACGTTAGCAAGCGTGAATTGCCAGAAGATACGTTTGCCATCGTAAGGTTATCTTGGTTTAGCGAATATGGTATTGAGTCAATTGATGAAGTTAAGCTGATTTACGAAGACCAGGATGAAGAGGATATGATTCCTGAGTTTTCTATGATTGTCGCCCAAGCGTTAAAAGGTGGTGCTGACGTTTCTATTTTGACAGATATTGAGCCGGAGCTTCTAGGCTTCTTTGATGAATGACAACACCGGCAAGCCTATATCGAAACGCGATTGATCTTAATCGCTATAGCAACAGTGTTGCAAGGCGGATCATCAATGCTTACAACGATATTATTTTGGATAGCGTTGCTCAGCTTCGTGCAATTGAGGATCTTGACGATTCATTCAAGGCAGCGAGGTTAAGATCAATTCTTGCGCAACTAAAAGAATCGTTGGACACCTGGGCTGGTGATTCAACGGAGATTATGGTGCCTGAGTTGCAAGGTTTAGCTGAACTGCAGTCTGAATTTGTAGAAGAACAACTTAGAAAAGTTTTACCGGCTGGAAGTCGCAGCCTTGTTAATACGGTGGAGATTTCACCGCAGTTTGCGCAAGCTGTTGTTACGACAGATCCTACTCAAATCAATGTCGTTGCATTGTCTGATGATCTTGTTGCTGCAGTGCAAGGCGCACCTCAAACATTTAGTTTGACGGCAGCGCAAGGCACGACTATAACGTTGCCAAACGGTCAAGTTATTGTTAAAGCGTTTCGCGGTATCGCTGAAAATCAGGCTGATCTTTTTGCGCAAGTTGTAAGAAACGGATTGCTGACTGGCGAGACAACAGACAGCATTGCTCGTAGGATAAAAGGAAGGCTTCGTTTTGGGCAGCCTGGCAGCATCAGGCAGATTGCAGTTGCAGGCGGACAGGTCACAACGGTGGCGAATAATCAAGTAATGGCACTTGTTCGCACAAGTATTAATCAGGTAAGCAACGCTGCATCACAGCAGGTTTACGAAGCGAATCAAGACGTGACGAAGAAATATCGTTACGTTGCCACGCTTGACACACGAACTTCTGCGATTTGTCGTGCGCTTGATGGTCGAGAGTTTGAATACGGCAAAGGCCCAATGCCACCGCAGCACTTCAACTGCAGGTCTACGACTGTTGCTGTTGTTGATTACGAAGGTTTAGGCATTGAGCCACCACCACCTGGCAAACGAGCAAGCATGGATGGTCCTGTGCCTGCAAATGAAAGCTATGGACAGTGGCTGAGTAAACAGTCAAAAGCAACTCAGGCTGAAGTGCTTGGCGCTGAAAAAGTTGCTTATTTTACAAGGCTGTCGAATAAGTATGGCCCAAAGGATGCCATTGCAAAGATGGTTCGTGATGACGGCTCAGAGCTAACCTTAGATCAGCTCCGCAAGCGATACGGTGCCGTTAAAGAAAGGTAAGTCTCAGCAGACGATTTCGCAGAACATCCGTCAGCTGATCAAAGAAGGTTATTCGCGACAACAGGCTGCAGCTATTGCATTTTCGCAAGCTAGAAAGGCTCGCAAGCAAAAGCCACGTCGTTAGGCTGAGTTGATTCGCTTTGATCTAATGCCTGGTCATTACGGCGGCAAGAAAATGCCTAAAGGCTCCAAGAAAAAAGGAGGCAAAAAGAAGTGAAGCGTGGTGATCGTGTCAGCTGGACCTATCAAGGCAAGCGCACTTACGGCGTAGTCACTAGCGTTGCTGGTGAGCGTGCAATGATCAAAGGCCCAAGCGGTGGCAACATCATTCGCGTTGGCAGCAAAGACGATCCTGTGATTCGGATCAAGTCTGAATCAACAGGAAATCCTGTGCTCAAGCGTCAATCACAATTGCGTAAAGCACCAAAACGTCAATAGTGATATTATTTGAATGCAATTAACTCTACGAGTTATTCATGTCTGAAGAGCAAATTCAAGAGGCTACGCCTGTTGAAGCTACAAGTAATCAAGAGCTTGACGCGCTAAAAAACAGTATTGAAGCGCTTGAGCGCAAGAATCATGAGCTGATCGGCAAGCTTAAAAAGGCTAAGGCTGTGCCTGATGGCGTTGATGTTCAAGAGCTAGTTGACTTTAAGCGTCAAGTTGAACAGTCAAAGCTTGAGTCTGAAGGCAAATACACCGAAGCGAGGCAAGCACTTGAGCAGCAGTTTCGCGAGGTTACGGCGGAAAAGGATCAGCGCATTGCCGAACTTGAAGCCCGTGTCAAAGAGCTAGAGCTGATTTCGCCTGCTGTTTCTGCTTTGGCGGATATTGTGCATGATCCTGATCTTGTGCTCAAGACGAAGCTGAACAAGGATCAGATTCAGCGCGAAGCTGACGGCACTGTTGTAGTTGTTGATGGTTATCAGCGTACGCCTGTCGGTGATTGGGCGAAGCAATCGTTGCCCAGTTGGATGCAGAAGCAGCCTAAGCCGCAAGGCAGTGGAGCACCTGCTGGTCGTAGTTCAGGCGAAATTCCTGCAGGCACAAAAAATCCATTCGCCAAAGAATCGTTCAACCTAACTGAACAGTCTCGATTGTTTAGAACTGATCGCGATTTATACGAAAGGTTGAAAGCCGCAGCCGCACGCTAAACTTTTTGTGAAGGCAAAGCTACGCGGAGCCAGATCGGGTTACGCCCACACCGTAAACGTCATTCTTGAGGATTTTTAGTCATGGCGACTCTTCGCTCTGACATCATCATCCCCGAGGTATTTACGCCTTACGTCATCGAGCAAACCACTCAGCGTGATGCCTTCCTGGCTAGCGGTGTGGTTCAACCGATGGCTGAGCTGAATGCCACCGAGGGCGGTGATTTCATCAACGTTCCTTTTTGGAAAGCAAACCTGTCCGGTGACTTTGAAGTGCTGACTGACAGCTCTTCACTGACTCCTGGCAAAATCACTGCTGACAAGCAGGTTGGCGTGATTCTGCACCGTGGTCGTGCTTTTGAAGCTCGCGATTTGGCTGCTCTGGCTGCAGGTTCTGACCCGATGGCTGCCATTGGCGCCAAGCTTGGTGAGTACATCGCCAACCAGCGTCAGAAGGATCTGATTAGCTGCCTGAAGGGTGTGTTCGGTTCGCTGAACGCTAACACCAGCAGCTCTGCTTTCTTCAATCTTTCGATTGACTCTGAAAGCGGCGACACTCCTACTGCTTTGTCACCTCGTCACGTTGCTGAGGCTCGTGCAATTCTTGGTGATCAAGGCGAAAAGCTGACCGCTGTTGCAATGCACTCCAAGGTGTATTACGACCTGGTTGAGCGTCGCGCTATTGATTATGTGAGCACCGATGATGCTCGCGGCACCAGCACTACTCAGTCTGGTGGTTCAATGGTTGAGGCTTACGGTTCGCCTTCTGTGCCGACCTACATGGGTCTGCGCGTGATCGTGTCCGACGATGTGGAAACTGCCGGTTCCGGTGCTTCTACTGAGTATGGCACTTATTTCTTCACTCAAGGTGCTGTTGCATCTGGTGAGCAGGCAGGAACCGAGATCGAAACCGATCGCGACATCCTGGCCAAGTCTGATGCCATGGCAGTGGATCTTCACTACTGCTATCACCCTGTCGGTGCTAAGTGGGCTGTCACTACTGTCAACCCAACTCGCGCACAGCTCGAAACCGTCGGCAACTGGTCGAAGGTGTATGAGCTGAAAAACATCGGCATTGTGCGTGCCACCAACGTCTCCAACATGGATTGAGGAGGTAACTAACGATG